AGCACAGACGGCGGGCTTGGAAACGGTGGGCACGTTACTGCTACTGGCACTGGTGTCGAGCAGCCGCTCACCATAATAACTATGCACAGCAGACAAACGAGCTTCATATTGATTTGCGATTGCAGTTGATATAACTTCATGCTCTTTCACCTTTGCTTGGTTGATGACTTCCTGTGCCTTGCCGACCGCTGCGACCTCGGCTTGGTACGCTACTAACTTTTTGTGTTCGTGATTCCAGCCCATAAAGTACATGACAGCGCACAGGGCTAGGGCTGCGCCGATCTTCATCCATAACGCACTAGGAAATAATGGAAACATTACGTTGGCTCCGTATCTTTTTTAGCCCACACAGACGCACCACCTGAGGCTGAGACAATTCCAAGGCTCTCTGCAAGCTCTCTCAAGCTCACAGCGCCGTGCATGACTACTTGATAGCCCGCAACAAATAACACCGCCAAAAGGCTCACCATCCACGCCACACGAGCGATGTCGTAGGTTGTGTTGTCTTTGCCTGTGAGCAGGTGTTTGATCATTTATCGACCTTGCCGTCAATTTTGTCGTACAGTCGAGCAATCATCTGCTCAACTCGATCAAAGCGTTTGTCCATTTCTGATTTAAGCGTTTCCATCTCAGACTTTTTGACGTAAGTTTCGCTCATATGCAGACGCAAATTTCCAATGTCTGTTTTGAGTTCTTTGACAGAGTCCCATAACTGACGGGCGAACCAACCCATTGCAGCCAAAGCTGCGCCGCCGCCTAAGTTAATAATATTCTGCCAGTCCATCATTCTGCCTCTGATTCTTTAGCTTTTGTTGCTTCTGCTTGGATAGCTGTGATTAAGTTCACCACTTCAGCGTAGGGCTTGTTACCAAGGTAACCTAAGATTGCGTTAATTAGTTCGATTGAGATATTCATTATTTACCTTTAAACACTGCAAAAATAGCCCACGGTATTAACCACACACTACACAGCAGCACTACTGGTAAAAGTAGCACCGCTGCAAGACAAGTTATTAAGCGTTGTATGTTCCGCTCGATGTAAAGGTATGGATTGTGTAGCCACCCGAAGATGTAACAGTACCGCCTGTGCCACGCTGTGATCCAAGGTAGCTGATGATTACGATACCTGATCCACCTGCGCCTCCAGAATAACTCGCTCCACTACCGCCACCGCCGCCGCCACCACCACCTGTGTTTGCAGTTCCAGTTGTCCCTGCTACTGCGTAACCCCCTGCGCCGCCGCCGCCCAAACCGCCCGCTGCGCCCGTGCCGTTATTTGTTCCGCCACCACCACCACCTGAATAATAGATTGCAGAACCCGAAATAGAACTAAGAACGCCAATACCACCTGCGCTTGGGTTTTGTGCCGCAGCATTTGCAGCAGCAGCGCCTGCTCCGCCTCCTCCTCCTGATGCTTGAGTAGCGGGATTTCCACCAGCAAATCCTTGCCCAGAAGTCCCCGCCGCACCGTTTCCTGCGCCCCCACCACCGCCACTCCCGCCAGCCGCAGCCGCAGTTGTGCCTCCTCCTGTGCTACCACCGCCTCCACCACCTACTGAAGTCGCAACGGTGTTAATGCCAGATGAGTTTCCGTTTGACCCTGCGCCTGTTCCAGATGTTCCTGCCGTACCCCCAGCACCGACTGTAATTGTGTACGCAGTGCCAGATGATAGGGATGTTGTTCCTGTCAGCAACCCGCCAGCACCGCCACCGCCGCCGTTACCTGCGCCACCGCCGCCACCGCCAGACGCAACCAAATAACTAATCGAATACCCCGCAGGCTGACTAAATTGCAACCAAGTAGAAGTCGTAGCATCCCACCACTCAGGATTACCCGTTGTGCTGTTTTGACGAATCATGCCTGACGCAGGAACAGACGGACGTTGAATCGTAGTACCTACCGGAAGTTTTAAATAGTCTGTACCCTGAATGTCAAGAGCCATGATCTTTCCTTAATTAAGCAGCAACCAATTCTTTCCACGAAGTCGTGGCTTCTTCCCACTCATACGCTTTACCGTCAGCAGGCATAGCAACTGGTGCTTCCCACAAGAACGTCTTTGGGCTGAGTACCCATGAATCAAATGGTTTTGGCGGATAAAAAACGTCTGCTACGGGGTCGTATGAGTAACCTACGCCTGCGTAGTTGCCTCTGAGGGGTGTGCCCTCTGGATGCTGATTGCCGTGTGTACGGTATGACGTTTGCAGCCATTGACCGGGGCTGCTGTCAACGAACGTATCAAAAAATTCTGGTTCAGCAACGATAACTTGTGTAACTTTACCGTCTACTACTTTTGCGAAGTGCATAGTGATGCTCCTTAATTAAGCTGTAAATGTACCGCTTGATGTGAATGTGTGAATAGTGTTGCCACCGCTTGATGTGACTGTGCCGCCTGTGCCTCGTTGTGCGCCTACGTAGGAAATGATGACTATGCCTGAGCCGCCTGCTGCGCCAGATGATCCAGATGCGCTTCCGCCACCACCACCGCCGCCTGTGTTTGCCGTTCCTGCTGTGCCTGTAGTGCTACTACCAGCACCACCGCCGCCCGCTCCGCCAGAACCGCCTGTTCCGTTACAGCCACCACCGCCGCCACCAGCATAAGTAACTGATGATCCAGAAATTGAATTAGATGAACCTGCGCCACCATTACCGCCAGTAGTTCCAACGCCATTAGCGCCGACAGCACTTGCCCCACCACCACCTCCGCCTGCGGCTTGCGTGGCGAAATCTCCTCCGCTCGTGCCCCCAGTGTTTCCTTGCCCAGAAGTTCCAGAACCACCCGCTCCCTGTGATGGGCCGGAGTTTACTGCGCCACCTCCACCGGAACCGCCAGATGTGCCAGCATTTGAACCGCCGTAGTTTCCGCCTTTGCCCCCGCCAATTGCTACTAAGCTAAAAGCAGAAGAATTAGACCCTGAAGTTTGAGTTGCTCCGCCAGCGCCTCCTGCGCCAACAGTTACCGTGTACGCTGACCCACTGTTAAATGCAGTTGTTCCAGTTAATAAACCACCTGCGCCACCGCCGCCGCCATAGGAATTTCCAGCACCACCACCACCAGCCACAACAAGATAACTAGCCGAGTACAGCAACGAAGTAATCTGCTGCCATTGCGAGCCTGTAAAACTTTCCAATTGACCAAGCGTAGTGTTCCACCCCAATTGCCCCGCTAATGGGCTTGATGGTCTACCTGCTGTTGTCCATTGCGCTGGTGCTACGCCAGTCGTACCGCCGATAAAACTAGGCATGATTATTCCTTAAGCTGTAAATGTGCCAGATGTGGTGAAGGTGTGAACAGTAATGATTGTTCCACTAGATGAATATGTGGTTACAGTTCCGCCTTGCGCTCGCTGCGAACCGGGGTACGAAATAATGACAACACCTGACCCACCTGCTGCGCCGTTACCACCGTTACCACCGCCGCCACCACCGCCACCAGTATTTGTTGTGCCTGCTGTACCATTTCCTAAGTCATTACCCGCTGTGCCACCGCCGCCGTTACCACCTGCGCCGCCTGTACCTGAACCTGTACTTACAAACACACCACCGCCGCCACCGCCAGCATAAAAAAGTGAAGTGCCTGTAATTGTGTTTGCTAAACCAACGCCTCCTGCACCACCTACTGAACCCGCAGGTGCAGTTTGACCAGCAGCCCCTGCACCGCCGCCACCGCCGCCACCAAAATAAGGTGAGCTTTCCACGCCTAAACCACCAGCATTACCTTGTCCACCTGTGCCACCGCCGTTTGATCCGGTTCTACAAGCGCCACCGCCTGAACCGCCAGCACCCGCATTTCTTGAACTTTCTCCACCGCCAAAGCCACCGCCCACCGATGTGAAAAAAGAACCAAAAACAGAATTTGTCCCTGCCGCCGCAGCAGCACCGCCTGCGCCTACGGTTACGGTATATGCAGTACCCGCAATTAAAATATTTGAGCTACCTGTTAGTAAACCCCCTGCGCCACTGCCGCCGCCTTTATTGTTTCCACCGCCGCCGCCGCCAGCTACAACAAGAGCATTTGCGTAATATGCTGAACCGCCAGCCGCCACCCAAGTAGTACCGTTGTAAACCTCTGTATACCCTAGCGTAGTATTAAATCTAGTCTGCCCCACAACAGGCGAAGCAGGACGTTGTGCCGTAGTCCCCACAGGAAGCTGTGCCGCACCAGTCGCAGAGTCAGCGTTAATCAACACACCCGCAGCAGCAGGTACGTTCATCACAAAATTACTTGCGGTGTCCACAGCGTTTAGTGTGACGCTTCCGCCAGAGGGTGCTGCCAACTTTATGCTACCTGCCATAATTTATCCCCAAGTCGAGCCGTTGAAAACCTCAACCGACCCCGTAGTAGTGTTAAATCTGATCTGCCCTGTCACACCTGTAGGGCGTTGTGCTGTTGTGCCGCTAGGTAAGAACAATCCACCTGTCGCTGAGTCTGCATACGACAGCACACCATTCGCTGCCTGCACGTTCACAGACACGTTAGATGCTGTGTCATTAGGGTTGATTTCAACCGTGCCTAGAGCGAAGGCTTTGAGTCGCAGTCCCATTAGATAATCGCCCAGACAGAACCAGACGGCACGGTAACAACCGCCCCAGACGCAATGGCGATCGGACCAGTGCTCATGGCATTGATCCCCGAAGGTATCGAATAGCTGTTATTCACCGTCTGACCGTTCTGCACGAAGATCGTGTCGCCACCGCCGCCAGTTGCTCCATTACCGATTGAGACCACTGCGCCTGTGCCGTCTTTTGTGTAGATGACACGATCGGCAGTGTTGATAGCAATCTCGCCCGTAAGCATATTGCCAGTCGTCGGCACGTTCGTTGACGTCGTGCTGTAGTAAGGTCTAATTGGCGTGAACCCACTCTGACTCATAATTTATCCTTTAAACCACAACCCATACGCTGCCTGACGATACGGTGACGACGACACCGCTCGCAATCGTCATCGGACCAGCGCTCACAGCGTTATACCCAGTTGCAATTGTGTAACTAGTATTCACCGTGGCATTGTTTACAGTCAAGCCATTGATCGAGGTATGCACCTGAGCCTGTAACTCGCCAGTGCTTGGCTTGTACAGCAGGTTTGCGTTACCGGTGTAGATCGTTGAGACCGAGCCTGAAGTTGCAGCAGCAAACGTCGGATAGAGATTTGAAGCGGTCGCCGTATCGTTAGATAGCGTTACACCACCCGCAGGTGTCACCCAAGTCGGCGCACTTGCACCATTCGATGTCAGCACCTGACCTGCTGTACCTGCTGCCGTTAAGGCCAGAGCAGATGCCGAGGAGTAAGGCACTGCACCTGCAACCGCCGTCAGGGAGGCGTTTGTGCCGCCATTCGCTAACGCCAAATTACCCGCTAAAGTCACTGCACCGCTCGTGGCTGTGCTAGGTGTAAAGCCAGTTGTACCAGCGCTAAATGTAGTAACGCCAGACGCTGGTGCTGGTTGCCAAGAAGGCAAGCCTGCGGTCAAGGTCAAAATGTAGCCGTTCGTGCTTGAAGGCAAGAACGTCGTTGCACCAGCGCCTGACTGGTAAGGCAAGGAACCTGCGGCACCGCCTGCAAGATTAGTGGACGTACCAACCGCTAAACTTGACTGACTCGCCCAAGTAGGTGAGGCTGCACCCGCAGAGAGTAAGATCTGACTCGATGTGCCTGCCGCAGAATAAGCATGAGCTGTTCCTGTACCATACCCCACACCACCATTAGTTGGCGTCGCAGAGCTATTTGTACCGCCTTGCGCAATTGCGAGCGTGCCGCTAGTAACTTGTGAGGCTGCAATCGCAATCGGTGTTGATGCAGCCAGAGTTAACTGACCCTGAGCATTGACCGTGAAGTTTGCCACGCTCGAGGCTGAGCCATAAGATGCAGCAGTCACCGCCGTACTAGCAATCGCTACAGTCACAGCCGTTGAGCCGTTGTAGCTCGTACCTGACAGCCCTGTGCCTATTGTGAGCGGATTAGTAGCTGTTGCCGTGACCGTGGTTGACCCACCTAGGCTCACAGGACTGCCGTTAATCGTGATGGCAGAGTTGGTCAACGATGCGTTGGCAATGTTGGTCAACGTGTTGTTTGCACCACTAATCGTTTTGTTCGTGAGCGTCTGGGTGCCTGTCAACGTGGCGACGACCGTTGTGTCTATGTCAATTGTGCCAGCCGTGGTGATCGGCCCACCCAACAAGCCAACGCCAGTCGCTACCGAAGTCACGCCCGTCGAACCAGTGCTCAGTACGCTCCAAGCGCCATTTGTGTAGGCTTCAAACTGAACGAGTGTGGTGTTGTAGCGCAGTATGCCGTTCGTCGGAGATGCGGTACGTTGTGCGGTGGTGCCAACAGGGACGACCACCCCGCCCGTGCCAGGCAGTGTCGGGTTCGCCGCAATTGCCACCGTCGCAATCGATCCGACATTGGTGACGTTGATCTGGCTCGTTGTACCACTTACTGACGTGACCGCACCGTCGCCGATCCCGAACGTCTGCCACGAGCCTGCGTAATAGCCCTCAAAACGAGCTGTGTCAGTGTTGTAGCGGATCTGACCAGTGGTAGCCCCACGCTGTGCGGTCGTGCCGTTAGGCAGCGTTATACCAGCGGTGCCGGGGGCAATAAAGTTACTCGCCAAACTAATCGTTGGCGTTGATGAGCCGTTGCCACCTGTCACACCAATCTGATTACCTGTACCCGTTAAGGTGACAGGCGACAGTGTGGTGCCTGAGCCAAGCGCCAACAGACCCGTGCCAGATGCGTTTGCAATCGCCTGCGCAAGACCAGTCAGTTGAAATGTTGGATTGGCTGCGATCCCATTACCGTCAGCGACCGAGATGCCGTTACCGCTCGTAGAAAGCGTGCGAGCAGTGATAGTGTTTGCAGCGGTCTTAACAATGACACCGTTGCCAGCAAGCTCTAATGAGTAAGCCGTACCATTGAAAGAAATTGTGTAAGCGCCCTGAGCGCCGCCGTCGGTGATGCCAAGGCCGATGCCAGCCGAGAAATACCGACTATTGGGTAGTGTTGGTTGCTGACTTGCGGTCAGAAATGGCTGCGTGAGCGACGGGCTTGCGGTGATGGCCGAGACAGTGGTCTGAACCGTCAAACCGTTTTGAACGACAGGTACTAACTCAGCGCCTGTGATGGCCTGAGCTGCGGGAAGGGCTGTGATCCTGACATCGGCCATATTAAGGACTCAATATATCTAAATTACCGTCATTCGGCGTATTCGCTTGCTCAGTTGCAACTCCAACATCATTTTTGTTCTGGATATCAGGGTCAAGAATTATGTTGTTATGCGCCTGCGCGACGTCCTCATCGGGACGCGGAAAACGTATTGAAATCTTTTCAGACTGCCTGGCCGGCAATCTATATGGGTCAAACTGATCACTACACGATTCAGAGCAAACTTTGATAGCGGGAATGTTGCCGTCTGCACGCATGTCGCTATAAGGTCTTTTCATATGGCAATGATCACATATGAAAACACTCAAACTACTGTTGCCAATTGTATTCAAAAAGCGAGGCATTTCATACCCCTATCTCGTGTACATGCTGATATTGGGCGAAATCATAATGGGCGACTTGTCGCGGTTCTCGTTTTGCGCCAGTAAGAAATGTTTCTCGTATTGTTGCTCAAGGTACGCTATACGCGCAGGATCAACCTGTGGCAACTCCATCGCCATCTGATGCGCCAAGCCGTTTTGAATCGCCATGTAAAAGTACTGAGGAATCTCGATCTCACCGCTTAAGTCACCCACGTCTTGGATGTAACGGTTCAGCCAAAGCTCGATCTGAGGTCCGATGTTGTTAGGCACCGGCCAGACCTCCATGTTGGGCTGCGGGAGCGTGCGGTTAAACCAGTACTGCAAGGGCCTGAGCGCTGTGAATGAACGGTTAGGCAGCGAGCTGTAGTCGTCACGGTTCATGCGCGACATATTGATCGACATCGGCATCGTGCCAAAGACGACCTGGTAAAACCCCATATTGACCCCAGAAACTTGCTGAATACGCCAAAAGGGGGCGTTTGCAGAAGGGTCAAGGTCATAATAAATCCAAATACCTGCAGTCCATGTGACCGCGCCTGGGGCGTAAATCGTCACCCAAGTCGTGCCGTCCATTGAATACTGCAGGTTAACGGTCACCGAGCCTGACACAGCGGGCAGGATACCGATCGTGCTGATATAGACGGGGCTGCTCGTGCCGTTTGCGATGCCGATTGCGCCCGTGTTATTGCTTAACTGACACACAAGGTTGCCCACGCCGTTAAATGCGTTTAGCGTCACGCCTGACGTGCTGTAGGCACCTGTGTTGATGTTGGTGAGGGTGCGGTAGTTGGCGTTGAGTACGTCAACCGTGCCAACTGGCAAGAAGTACTCATATTTGTCGGGCTGCAAGCCAACGATAACTTTATTGATCGCCCAATAGTTTACGCCGTAGTTGCTCAGGCTTGAGAGCAGGTAGTACAGGCTCTCTTTAGCGGCCTGAACCTGCTCAACGGTCAACTCTTCGGCGAGCTTACCCGCGCGGCGCGCACCGTGATCGATGAGTTGCTGCACCGAGATCGTGGTCTGAGAGACTGTGCCGCTAGTTGACATTAAAAGTTCCTAAACGGTTTAACTTTTGCTTTGATACTTTTAGGTTGGGCTACAAACTGCTTGCCTGCCGCCTTGCCCGCGCGTTTTGCTTTCGTTGTGGCTGCGTATTCCGCAGAAGATAATGCTTTAATTGCCTTCTCTGGCAGGTAACGCTCACCCGTTTCCGAGGATTTCTTGCCTGACTTGGTTTGCCATTTCTGGTCACCCCAAGACTTTAAAGATTGCTGCGGTGCGGCTAACCCACCGCCTGCTAGTTTTTTACTAGCGCAATGAGCTTTCTCAGAAAAACCTTTAGGGCTTTTACAGTTAATTGACTCTTTGCGCTTTTCTGTCCACTTCATTTGTAGCCCCCGCCAGCAGCCTTATATCTTTTTGCTACCAGCTGGGCCTTGCGAGCGCTCCATTGCCCAGCGCCTGTACCTTGCACAGCAGCCGACTTTACCTGAGAAACAATCCGTTTACGCATCTCGGGTTTGGTGTAATTTCCTGCGGCATTAACTGATGATTTGCCACCGTCTTTAAATGCAGCTATTTTTTTACCGGGCTTTTTATCTAATAAAACTTTTTCAACTATAGCCACTCGTTGTGGCTTAGTTGTGACCTTATTAATGATGCTTTTACGCTCTGAAGAAGTCTGATTTTTGTCATAAAAACCAGACTTTACTAACGTTTTTTTGTTGACTGAATTAGTTGCCATCAGCATTTCCACCTTTTAAGTGCAGCGGCTTTGCGCGTGGGTTTGCCGCTCTCGTCTTTCATCGGGCCTTTTACGCCCTCCATCCTGGCACAAAATGATTTCTTGCGAGCGCCGCCTTCAGGCTGTGGAGCCTTTAAGTTTGAGCCTGTCTCACGATTGTATTTTTCTCTGCCCTTGGCGGTTAAACCAGCACCCTTTGATGTTGGCAACTTCTCACCACGACCGATCGACAAAGATACTCCGCCGCCAGACTTCATCTTCTTGTCAGCCGCAACAAACTCCTTACCGACCTTTTGAGGCACACCGCCAAATCCACCTTTAGTGTGGGCAGCGGCTTGCATTAAACGTTTTTGTGCAGGAGATTTGCTTGGCATGATGTTAGGCCTGTGACTCTTGCCAGCTCAGACGAGCTAGAATTGTTGAGGGAGTAACTGCGGTGTTAGTAGCAACCACATACAGAATATCTGGTCCGTCAGGGTACTGACCCGCATAACTCGTAGGCACGGTGTTTGTTAAACCACCGCCTAAGATTGCGTTACCAATACCCGCCACGGAGGTCAGATCCAAGGTCGTTTGACCCGAACTGTTTGTGAAAGCCGCTGCAATTGACTCGCCACCCGTAAAGGTTGCGGTCGTGGACGTTTGCGAAGCCACCTGAACAATAGAGCTTGTGACTGTATTGTTTTGAGTAGGCGATGTAAAAGAAGTCCAACTCGGTGAGCCGCCGTTGGTGTACCCGTTCAGATTTAACTGAATCAGGAAAGTATTGGAAGTCACTACGCCCAACTCACGCAGTTGTAGCTGCAAACGATTGATGACTTCTTTGTTTCCGAGCACACCTGTTTGGCCGTTATCCACCGAAGGTGCTACCCGAATTGCTAAGATAGGTACCGAAGCACCCGCAGGCACGCTCACCGTAGTAGTTGTACCGTAGTTGTAAATCAACGATACGTCTTGACTAAACCCACCGTCCATCACTACTGAAGAACCCCAGTGACTGATGACCGCTACCGAGTCAGGCGGAGCGTACTCAACCGACACGGGTGGCGTAGCGTTTGTTGCAGGGAATGCCGCAGTGAACGCTGAAGCTGCACCACCGCCCGTTGCGCCACGAGTGCAGCCTGTGAACTGATCGTATGCCAAGCCTGTTTGCGCCGCTGTAGTGATGCCTGAGTAAGTGATGTACTCAATTGCACCACCACTCGCCGCTGCGGTAACTTTAAGCGTACCTCCTGCAGGATTAAAGCCCACTGAACTCACGACTGGAATCGTAGTCACACCGCTCGTGATTGAGGCGTACAGATTGGTCACCGCGGCTTGACCGCTTGACTCGTAGCGTGAGGGCAGGTTGCCCGAGCGCATGTAGGCTTGGTACTGAACGTTGTTGCTTTGGAAAGCATACATGTACGCAATAGCGCCGCCTGTCGTGCGCAAACCGAAGCGTGCAACACCCGCACCGTACCAAGAGTAGTCAATAAACCACATTTGGTTCTTGGTGAGGTCGAGCGTATAGCCCGATGGTCCTGTGCCGTCTAGCGGGTCAAACCACTGCGACTGGGGCACTTTTAAATCAATCGTTTTTGAAACCAACGCATTTGCTATTGTCTGACCACGATACTCTGGGCTGATAAAGAGCGACGTATCACTTGCAATGTTTAGCACACGATATGACTGACCACGGATCACAATGTAATCGCCCGGGTTCAGTTGATTCGTAAATACTGTGCCTGTACCCGTAACCGTGCCATTACCCTGTGTAACCGAAACCACTCCGCTCAATTGATTAACAGAGTTACGCAACACAGCATACAAAGTCTGTCCGTCAAACTGAAAAAACAATCCATTTTGTGCATCAAAGAAGCCGAGACGATTGCTTGAGC